CAAAAAATGTATAAGACTTTAAAGTTACCTAGATCGAGATGGGAAGACCCTGCTAATAGTGTTTATTCATCTGGTAAGTCAGGTGAAGTTGTAAGAGAAGAAATTAAATTTGCAAATTTTGTAGGAAGACTTCAAAATAGATTTAAATATATTCTTATTGATCCTTTCTTAACTCAGTTAAGAATGCAAGGTATCGATCCAATGTATATCAATGATGCTATTTATAACGTAAGTTTTACTAGATCAAATTTATACAGAGAATATAAAGAAATGGAATTGACAGAATCTAGATTTGCATTATTAACGACTATGAACGATTTTGTTTTTAGTGATGAAAATCCAAATGGATATTTTGCTAAAGAATTTATACTTAAAAAGTATTTCTTAATGTCAGATGAAGAATGGGACGAAAACCTTAATGATTTAAGAAAAGAAAAGTTACAAGCATCTGAAGCAAAAGCTGAAGGTGGTGAAGAAGGATTTGGTGGTGATGAAGGTGGTGGTGATGAAGGAGGTGGAGAATTTGGAGGTGGTGGAGAAGAAGCACCTGAAGGTGGAGAAGAAGCACCTAAAGAACCTACTACACCTGAAGAGGAATTACCTACTACTCCAGAATCTACAAATATTGAATTTGGAAAAGAAAGCGATACAGATACAGAGATTTTTAGAAACTGGATGCAGGATGATAAAACTATACAAAATAGAAAAAGAGATACTAGTTTGTTATCAAAAGGAGATAAAATTATTTAATTTATATAAATAATAATATACTATGAGTTATATAAAATACTTAACACAACATTTAGAATATTTTAATTTTCTAAATGAAGATACAATGAATGAAACAGATTTAAACGAAGCAAATATATTTGCTGAAGATAATAATGTTTTAATATATGATGATAAGAAATTGATAACTATAGTAAAAGAATCTAGTTCAAATAAATTGATAGGAGCATTGTGGACTTCTTGGAATGTGAATGAAGAATTTTCTTTTGAAACAATTGTTGATGTAAAATATGGGAATATGGGAATAGGTTCTAAATTAGTAGATGAAGCTATTGAGGAATATAATTTTGAATCGAAAAAATATAAAAATCCAAAAATGAGAATGCAAGTTATTTCTCAGATAATGGAAAAGATGTTATTGAAAAGAAATTTTAAAATAGAAAGTGTTGCTCCAGGTAGAAAAATAATGATAAGAAAATAGAGGAGGTTAAAAATGGATTCAGTTATTAAAACAGTTTTGGATGGTGATTGGACAGAGATGAAAGCTTATTGTGAAAAGAAGTTGGCAGAAAAAACAACCGAAAGAATTAACGATAAGAAAGTTGAAGTCTTGGCAAAAATTAATGGAGTTGATGTAGAAAAACAAAAGGAAATAATGGCTATTTCAAAGGGAGAATAATATGGCAAAACTCTTAACGGAATTTCTCTCATTTGATAAGATAGAGGTTTTAACAGAGAAAATAGAAAATTCGGAAGAAAAAACATATAAATTAAAAGGTCCATTTTTAGAAGCAGAAACTAAAAATAAGAATGGCAGAATTTATAGTATAGATACTCTTGTTAGAGAAGTTAAAGATTTTTATGAAACTAAAATCCTAAAGAAAAGATCAATGGGAGAATTAGATCATCCTGAAAATCCACAAATTAATTTAGAAAGAGTTTCTCATATTATTGAAGATTTAAAAATGGATGGCAATACAGGTATTGGTGTTGCTAAATTAATCGATACACCTATGGGAAGAATTGCACAAACACTAGTCAAAGAAGGTGTAGTTGTTGGTATGTCAACAAGAGGTGTTGGTACTTTAGATGGTGATAGAGTTAAAGAAGATTATAAACTTATAACTGTAGATATTGTTGCTGATCCTTCTGCACCTAATGCATTTGTTGAAGGTGTATTAGAGAATAAAAATTTTATTATCGGTAAAGATGGTGAAATTGTAGAAGAAGCAATAGAAAATTTACAAAAACAAGTAGACCAAAAATATAGCGGTAAAGATATGTCACAACTAGTCTTACGTTATATGATGAATTTTGTTAGAGAAATTAGAAGTAAAAAAAATTAAAGAAAAAAGTTATTTTTAAGTCTAATAACTATAAATAATTATAATAGTAAACTGGACCGTTAAAGGAGGACTATATATGAGCAAAAAAATCACAGAGAAAATTAAAGAAATCTTGACTCCCGAAGACCTAAAAATCTTTGAAGCCGCTTTAGAACAAATGGTGGACGAAAAGGTTGCTTTAAAAGAAGAAGCGATTAAAACTAAGTATGATACGATTGCTGAAGAGTATGTACAAAAGAAAGTTGCTGAAAAGCTTGAAGAAGAAAAAGCTAAATTGGTAGAAGATTATGATGTAAAACTAAATAATCTTGAAAAGAAAATTGTTACCAAGTTAGATAGTTTTCTAGATCACGTTATCACAGAGCAAGTTTCTGATGAAGCTTTAGCTAAGATTGCTATTAATGAAGTAGCAAGTCCAATTGTAGAAGCTATTAAGAATATCTATACAGAAAATTATATTGCTATAGATTCTAATGGCGATAAGAAAGTAAAAGATTTAGAAAAGAAAGTAAAAGAAACTGAAAAGAGTCTTTCAGAATCTCTTGCTAAAATTATGGAAACTGAAGAAAGATTAGAGAAAACTGCTACTTATCTATTGATTTCAGAAAAAGTAGAAGGAATGACAAAGACTCAAAAAGGTCAAGTAACTAAAATGCTTAAAGACAAATCTTTCGATGAAGTAAAAGAAAAGATCGATACTTTGATCGAAATGGTAAAGAAAGATGGTAAGAAACTAGACGAAAAGACAGAAGAAAAGAAAGTTATTGATTCTGTTTTGCCTAGTGAAGATGTAATAGAAGAAGATAAGAAAATTGTTCCAGATAACGATAAAAGCGAATCATCATTTGCAGATTGGGCAAATAGATATCTTTAAGAAATGATGATTCATAGGGTTTCAAAATAAAAATAGAGGAGGAAATTATATGGCTAGTAAAGAACAGTTAATTAAGAAATGGGAAGGTGCAGAAGGTAAAATGAGTATCAAGGGAATTAAAGACCCTTATCTTAAAGAAAATATGGCACAACTTCTTGAGAACCAAGAAGCGAAAGATTTTCACGGTGAAGAAGTTTTCACGGAAGCTACACAAGGTAGTATTTCTCATACTAGTTTAGGAACAAATGCTACAAAGTTAGCACAAGATGGTTCTTTTGGATATGCGTCACAAGCAGACGGTTGGAAATTCAGACCAGTTGCTCTTGCTCTTGTAAGACGTACATTCCCAGACCTTTTTGCTAATAAAGTAGTTGGTGTACAAGCTATGTCAACACCTGTTGGTCTTGCTTATGCTCTTCGTATTGTATATCAAAATACAAAACAAGAAGCTGCATGGGATTTGGTAGACTATTACGGTGGATATACAGGTAGCCAAGTTGGTGTTTCTGCTACATTGGCTGGAGTTTCTGCTCTTGGTAACTATGCTCGTAACACAGGTATTCATGATACTTCTGGTACTGGAGCTAGAACATCTGCGGCAGAAGGTTGGACACTTAACGATGGTTGCACTCCAACAGCGACTTCAACTTCAACTTCAGGTACAGTAACAACAACTATTAATAAACCTGCCGGTTGCGGATCATGGCCACAACTTCAATTGAAGATTGACCAAACAGCTATCGAAGCTAAGACAAGAAAGTTAGCAGCAAGCTTCTCTCTTGAATCAGCACAAGATATTCGTGCAATGCATGGTATCGACATCGAAAGAGAAATGGTAAACGTTCTTCAATATGAGATCACAGCAGAACTTGATAGAGAGCTTCTTTATAGAATGAAGAGAGCAGCGACAGATACAAGTAATGGTGGAGCAACAATCTCTGCTATTAACGTAACTCCTTCTACAACTGGTTTCGGTAGATGGGCTGGTGAATCTTACATGAGCGTAGTAGCTTCTATTATTCACCAAGCGAATAAGATTGCTATCGCAACTCGTAGAGGTGCCGGTAACTTTGTAGTAGCATCTCCTTCCGTTATATCAATCCTTCAAGCCGCAGGACATCAATTCGTACAATATACAAGTGATGTAAAACCTGGCACAATCATGGCTCAAGTTGGAAAGCTTAATGGAACTATCGATGTTTACAGAGATCAATATGCTGAAACTGACTATGCGCTTGTTGGATACAAAGGAAGTGGAATCTCGGATACTGGTATTATTTTCAGCCCATACATCATGGGATTGACAAATAGAGCCATTCATCCTAATGACTTCACACCAAGAGTAGGTGTTATGGCTCGTTATGCGATCACTGACAGCTTGCTTGGTGCAGGACGTTATTACAGATTGATTCCTTACTATAACCTTTCAACTATCCTTGCTGGTGCTTAATAGTAAGTAGTGATTAGAAAATGAAAAGGATGTAGAGAAATCTACATCCTTTTTTTATTTTATTTGAAATTTTTATAAATATATATGAATACTGATAAATGTTTAAAGGAGGTTTTTATGATCGTTGGTAATATCGCAGGATTTGATTTTGTATTTGAACATAAAGGACAAAAAATATCAATACCAAATGACAGAAAAGGATACACAGTACCAGATGATATCGACATAAATGGTTTTAAAAATATGTTGAAAGTTCTAGTCCCTCCTGTACCTAAACCAATACCAAAACCTGTTGAACGACAAATAGAAGTATTAGAAATAGATTTAGATAAAGTAGAAGTAAAAGAAGTAAATGAAGAAGAGATTAAGCCTAGGAAAACAAAAAAAGGAAAACCTCTTTGTGGTGTGAAAATTAAAAAAGAAAGAAGAGCAAAACTTCTTTCTGAAATTTATTCTAAAACAGAATAAGGGGATTATAATGGCTTTATTCGAAACGATTAATACCGAAGATCAAATGGTCGATTATATTAAACTAAATCTAGGCGCACCTGTTATTAACATAGAATGTACAGATGACCAGATAAAACAACAAATATGGGATAGCATTCAAGATTTCCAAAGATATAATTATGATGAAGGATCGTATCAAGATTATATAGTATTTACTGCAAGTGCAGGAGTTTCGGATTATCCAATGTCAGCAATAAAAGGAGCAGATAATCTACCCATAGATAATATTCAAGACATTTGGGATTTTGAAGTTTCATTTGGACTAGACGGAATAAATACATTATTTAGTCCTCAACATATTTTATTGTATGATCAATGGGTAAACAAAGGAGAATATCCAGGTGGACCTGGAGGAGTAACAACTAATACAGGAATGACGTTGGCTAGTTATCAAATATCAATGATGTATTTAGAAGAAATTAAATCGATGTTTGGAAAATGGTATCATGCTAATTGGTTGCCCGGAAGACAAAGATTAAAAATAGTTCCTACTCCTGCTGAAAATATAACAGGTATATTAGTATTATATAGAAGAGAATATGCACGATATTTATATAATCATCCATTGGTAAAGAAGTTATCTATAGCTAGAGTAAAGATACAATGGGGAAGAAATTTAGGTAAATATTCGGTAACACTTCCAGAAGGTACAGGTATTAATTATCAAATGATTATGGATGAAGGAAAAGAAGAAGAACAAAGAGCTTTAGAAGCATTTCGACAAGAAAGTGCGCCATGCGACTTTTTTGTCGCTTAATCTATTTAAAATTAACAAGTTATAAATTAATATTTATTTTTGTTTATAAAATATAAATACTATCAGGTAGAGTTACATAAGGTATTTTAAATTTTATAAAGGGATTAATATGAAAATGATAACAGAAGAATTTATTCAAAAAGCTAAACAAATTCATGGTGATAAATATGATTATTCAAAAGTAAATTATATTGATAGCAAAACAAAAATATATATAATATGTTATAAACATGGAGAATTTTTACAATCTCCAAATGGACATTTAAATGGATATGGTTGTAAAAAATGTAGATCAGAATTAATGCGTTTAAAACTTCAAAAAACAACAGAACAATTTATTAAAGAAGCTATATTGATATATGGAAATAAATATAATTATTCAGAAGTTAATTATATTAATAATAATATT